CGATCTACGACGTGTGCGCCGCACACGAGGCCATCGACCTCGCCCGCGTCGGTGAGCAGGCGGCCCACGAGATCAACAAACGCAACGCGAGATCAAGATGAACGTCGCTGACACGCTCTACGTTTTGATCGGGTACAAGTTCGACGAGGCAAGCGCCAAGAAGGTAGAAGACCACTTCGAGCGCGTACGCGACCTCGCGCAGGGCGTCGCCAAGAGTACGCAGGCCGCGTCTGGCGGGCTCAAGGGGCTGACGCAGACGGCCCAGAAAGCGGCGAAGGCGACGACCGAGGTCGACCAAAACGCGCGCGCCGCGAGCGCATCCGCGACGAGCTTCGGCGCGTCGTTCAGTGGCGCGCTCAAAAGCATCGCGCTGGCGACCCCGCTCCTGCTCGGCGCGGGCGGTGCGGCGCTGGCCAAGGGCGTGTTCGATGAGTACAAGCGCGGCGCCGGCGAAATGATTCAGCTCGCCGCCGCGTCCAACACAAGCCTTGAGTCTTTCTCTTCGCTGGCCCACGTCGCAAAGGCCGCTGGGCTTCCTGTCGATAGCCTCCGCGACGGCCTAAACGATCTGAGTGAGAAGGCTAACGACGCCTTCGACGCGCTCAAAGAGGGCAAGGTAGATAACGAATACCTTAAGACGTTCAAAGAGTTGGGCATCGATGTTAAGTCGTTCGTTAAGCTAAAGCCAGACGAGCGCTTTGAACAGTTCGCGGACGCAATCAACACGATAAGCGATCCCGGCAAGCGCAGCGCCATGGTCATGGGGCTGATGAGTGACGAGGGCACGCGCTTCAATCTGATCTTCAACAAGGGCACGAGCGAGATCAAGAAGCTGCGCGCTGAGGCGGTCGCGCTCGGCTCGACCATGGGCGCGTCGAACGCCAAGGGGCTGGAGTCGTACAACCTCGCCATGGCGCGCTTTGACGCGCGCGTGTCATCGATCGTCAACCGCCTCGCGGCGGAAGGGCTGCCGATGCTCACCGAGGCCATGAACCTTTTCCTCGACGCGGCAGACCCCAAGGCTGTTCGCGAGATGGGCGATGGCCTGATCGGCCTGCTCAAGGATGCGCATAAGTTCGCCATCCCGGTCATCAAGGATCTGATCTTGCTGGCAAAAGACGCCAAGCTACTCGTCAAGGAACTCGGCGGCCTGGGCAACGTCCTCAAGCTCGTGCTGATCGGCCTCGTCGCGCTCAAGGGCCCTGCGCTGATCGTAGTATGGAGCGCACAGGCAAGCGCGGTTGCGACCTTCGGCCGCGCGCTGATCGGCTTGGTCTACACCTTGGGCGGCGCTGGCGCCGGACTCAAGGCGTTGGCAGTGAGCCTGCGCGTAGCGGGCGCGGCCGCCCTCTCGGCGACGGCGAAGATGGCACTGATCGCCATCCCACTCCTGCTCATCGAGGACTACGCGACGTGGGGGAGCGGAGGAGAGTCGGTGATCGGCGCGATCTTCGGCTCGAAGACGCAGGACAACATCAGCGACGTCCACAGCGCGCTGACGGGCGTGGGGCTGCTCCTGTCGGTGATCGCGGGCTTAGTCTTCGGAATCCCTCTTGGCCTGTTCGCCGCGCTCGCCACGGTCTCGGTCATGCTCTACTCGATGCGCGACGAGATCGGTGAGTTCGTGAGCAACCTGTTTGGGTTGCTCGGCATCTACACGAACAAGCTCTTGGATACGATTCGCGACGGCCTACGCTCGGTCTTCGTGGACCTCCCCACAGCGATGGGCGAGGGCTTGAACGCGCGCCTCAGAGGCCTTGCGTACATCGGCTCAAGCGGCCCAGCGCCTCAACCCGCGAGCGACATCGCGCAGATGGGCGGCTCGTCCACGCGCACGGTCAACACGGATCAGCAGATCAACGTCAACGTGGATGCGCGCGGCGCCACAGACCCCAGCGCGGTCGGCGCTGCGAGCGCGGGTGGCGTGCAAGACGCGGCGCGCCAAATCAACACACAGTACGACAGCGGAGTGATGTGATGACCTTCAACCTGCTCACCCCTCGCGCACGCACCGGCGCGACGATCATCGTTGACGGCATCCCGATACTGATCGCGGACGCGACGATCAGCGAGTCACACACGTCCAGCGCGGTCGTGACGATGCATCCCCGCGAGGTCGGCACTGACCTCGCGGATCACATCCAGCCCAAGCTCCCTGAGGTGCGCACGAGCCTCGTGTTCAGCGCCACCCCGCTTGAGCAGGTGGCGCTGCCCGGTCGCGTCGAGTCGGCCTACGCGCTCTTGACGCGCCTGCAATCTGAGCGCACGCTGGTCACTCTGGTCACGACCCTCAAGGTCTATGAGGGCGCGGCGCTCGTCGAGTTGAGCGCTCCCGTGAGCGCGGCGACGGGTCAAGCGCTGATGGTCGACGCGACGTGGCGTTTGGTGTCGGTCGTCTCGACGCAGCAAGTCGCGATCCCGGCGGACATCTTGCGCGGCACGATCCGATCGTCCGGACAGACCAAGCCGACGACAAAGGACCAGGTGAGCGACCCGGACGCAGCGGCGACAGCGGCGCTGGGCGACACCAAAGAGAAGCGGCGCTCGATCCTATTCGGCCTCGCCCGTTCAACAGGAGCGATCTGATGGCGCTAGAAATCGTCACCCGCCCGGAGCTGCTGGCATACCGCAACACCGTCACCCTCGGCGGCGTCATCCTCACGATCGACTTGGCTTATCACATCCGCACAGATGACTGGTGGATCGGCTTCTACGACGAGGAGGGCTTGCCGATCGTCGAGGGCCGACGCCTCGTCACGGGGTGGCCGCTGAACATCAGCGCCCTCGACGAGCGTATGCCACAGGGCATCTTCTTGGCGGTTCGCCAAGGCGAGGGCGAGGCGGACGCGCGCATCGGTGAGCTGGGGCGCGCGGTGCGCCTGCTGTTCTTGGACGCGGACGAGCTCACAAGCCTTGAGCCCGCGACCGATCCCCTCGCGCCGCGTGCGATCATCAGCATAGGGGGCGTGTGATGGCGATCCAATTCCTGCGCCGCGTGCGCGTGATCATCAGCAAGCCCGGCGTGAACAGCGGCGTGCAGTTTGACGAGTCATTGCGCATCGCGTTTGAGGTGAGCAAGCGAGACGGCTCGAAACAAAACGAGTGCAAGGTCAAGATATACAACCTGTCAAAAGACTCGCTTGAGTTGATCCGCACACGCAACGCTGTGATCCAACTATACGCAGGATATGGCGATGTGGTCCCGCTTATCTATAAAGGCATCGTCACACGCGTGACCACCGATTATACCAACGGCGATGTGATCTGCAACATTGAGTCCAAGCGCAACTTTTTGACGATCCCTCAGCGCGACCCGCTCGCGCCCGCGAAGGCCGCCGTGCAGAATTATATCAAGCGCACGTTCACGGCGCAGACCTCAATCCTCGACGGGCTCAAGGTGGTCGTGAGCGACGTCAAGACGATCCTCGGTGACTACGCGACGCAGGTCGCTGCGGACCTCACCAAGGTGCCAGCGACCCCCGCGCGCGCGCCGCGCGCCCTGACGATCTCTGGCCCACCCGATCAAGCGCTCTCCACCTTCTGCGACGCCAACGCGCTTGACTGGTGGATGGAGGACGGCACGTTACGCTTTGTGCCGCGCGGAGACGCGAGCCGAGAGCAGGCGTTCTTGCTCTCGCCCGACTCAGGGCTTATTGGGAGTCCAAAGGCGATGATCTCCGGCAAGTCGCAGAAGGCGACGGGCGCCGTGTCGCTGGTCTGCCTGCTCAACGGCGAGCTGCGAATACGTCGTGCGGTGCAGATCGTCGGCACGCGCGCGCTCACGGGCTGGTACCTGATCCGCAAGGTGAGTCACAAGGGCGACAGCGGGTGGGATACCGAGTTCTATACGACCGCTGAGGCGACCCCCATCAAGGCGCGCCCTGCCCCGACGCCCGTGTCCTCGCGCCGCGCAAGCGGTCAACTGGGGAGGTACCTTGACCAGGTCGGCACAGGCGTGCTAGATGTGGTCGGCTTCCTCGCGCCTTCTTGGGCGACATTCTCGGAGGCGAGCGCGGAGATCAAGGGCCAGTGGTTTACCAACCCAAATTTTAAGGATCGCACCGTCAAGCTCGTCCAGCGCAAAGACGGTCGATGGACCACGAGCCCCGTCTTGCAAGCAGGGCGGCGCACCTACACGGTCAAGAGATGAGCAGTGACCCCACAGCGATCACAGACCTCAGCCAGCCAGAGGACGACCGCGATCCAGAGATCGTCGAGGCGGTGAGTCGCGCGATCCGGATGGAGCTCGCGCGCGTCCGCACGCTGATCCCCGGCATCGTCCAGTCCTTCGACGCGACAACGCAGCGGGCGACGGTGCAAGCTGGTGTGCAGCTGCGCTTGGCAGACGGCTCGACGATCGCAGAGCCCATCTTCGCGGACGTGCCCGTCGCCTATCCAGGCGCCGGAGGCTACGCGATCTATTGGCCGCTCGCCGTCGGTGACGAGGTGCTGGTGGGCTTCGCCGAGCGCAGCATCGACGAGTGGCTTGAGCGCGGCGGGTACAACCGCGTCGTCGGCGATCCCCGTCGCTTTAGCGGTCAAGACGCGCTCGTCCTGCCCGGCGTGCGCAGCAAGGGCAACGCGCTGGCGAGCGCCGCGCGTGGCACAGATGCGCTCACGCTGTCGTCGGCGGACGGCGCCACGCGCGTCGAGATCCGAGACGGGGGGGTCGTCACGATCTTCGCCAACGAAGTTCGCTTGGGCGACGACACGGCGACGTTCCTCGCGCTCGCCACGCTGGTGAGCTCCAACTTCGCCACGCTGGTGGGCGCCTTCAACGCGCACACGCACGTCAGCGCGGCCCCCGCCGTGCCGACATCCGTACCTGTCCCGCCCCTCGCGCCGTTCGCGAGCGTGGCTGCGACCAAGGCCAAGGGCACATGATGGACGACGCGCTTGACCTCCTGCTCGACGCTGACGGCGATCTTGATCTGTCGATCGGCGACGCCCAGCTTGTCTACTACGACGCGCAAGGGCTGGCACAGCGGCTCCAGACAAGGTTGCGCCTGTACCTCGCAGAGTGGGCCTTTGACGTCCGGGCGGGCGTGCCTTGGCGCGAGCAGATCCTTGTGCGTGGACGCGACGCGCAGCCCGCGCGCGCCGTCCTCACGGCACAGATCCTCTCGTGTCCTGGCGTCGTGGGCATTGAGGTCTTGACGATCGACCTTGACCCGGCATCGCGTCGGCTGACGTTCGCGTTCACCGCGCTGGTGCAGCCGCCCCCGACCGGACTGGAAGACGCGAGCGACCCGCTAGTCGTGACCGGGAGCGGCGCGCTCGCGAGCGACTTGATTGAGCTTACATGCCTCGTCGAGGGGCCAGGAGGATTCTTGTGAGCGGACTTACCCCGACCGGATTCGACTTGCGGCGACTTGAGGACATACTGATCGCGGTGCGCGCAGACTTGACGGCGCGCCTCGGCGCCAACCTCAACACGGGAGCGGACAGCGTGATCGGGCAAGCGGTCGCTGGCGTATGCGCCGAGGTTGCGCTGGTGTGGGAGGGGCTCAACGCGGCCTACCTCGCCAACAGCCCGGACCTAGCCACGGGCGACGCGCTGAGTAATATCGCTCGCCTCAACGGCCTGACACGCAACGGCGCGCTGCGGGCGACGGGCACGATCACGATCAGCGGCACGCCCGCCACGACCATCCCGATCGGCTCGCGCGCGATCAACGCCACGACGAGCGTGCAGGTTGAGACGACCGAGCAGATCACCATCGGCGGCGGCGGCACGGCGGTCATCGCGGTGCGCGCCATCGAGGCGGGCGTGGTCGTGAGCGCGATCAACGGGATCACGACGATCACCACGCCCGTCGCGGGCTGGTCCGCGATCACCTCATCCACCGCGCTGCTCGGCGGACGTGATCAGGAGGACGACGCTGACCTTCGCGCGCGCATCGCGCAGTCGTCCAACGTGACCGCGTCGGTAGACGGGGCGATCCGCACCGCGCTGCTCGCCATCGGCGAGGTCACGAGCGCGTTTGTGATCAGCAACCGCACGCTCGTCACCGACGCGCTCGGCACGCCGGGCAAGTCGGTGCGGATCGTGATCGCTCCGAACCTCTCCACTCAGGCAGACACCGAGGCGCTGATCGCCACCGCGCTCTTTACAACACAGCCCGCTGGCATCCAGACCGTGGGCCTCGGCGCGAGCGCACGCACGGCGACCGTGATCGACCAGCAGGGCTTTGTCCAAGACGTGTCGTGGGAGTACCCGACGGTGGTGCCGATCGAGTACGTCACCACGATGGTGGTCGACTTGAGCGCGGGGCCGTTGACGAGCGCGGGCGCGCAGGCGCTGGCTCTTGAGGCGCTGGCGTCTTACACCGCCGCGCTCGGTGTCGGCGCGGACGTGACGCCCGTTGATGTGTCGTGCGCCCTGCGCGATGCTGTACCCGGTCTGCTCGCGCTCACGGCGCTTACCCTCAACGGAGCAGCCGGCGTGGTCGTCATCAATTTCAACGAGTTCGCGTCTTACAACGTGAGTAGCGCCGTGACCATCACGCCCGCCTGAGAGGAGCCCCATGAGCGAGATCGGGTATATTGCAGATCACGTCACGCGAGCGTGGGGGTTCGTGGTCTCTCAGTTCTCACGCGCCCGCAACCTGCGCGCCCTCGTCGAGGCGCTGGCTCAGGAGGTGCAGATCGCCGAGGACGCGTTGCAGGATCTGATCTACGGGTTGCGGCTCGACTCCGCGACTGACGCGCAGCTCGACTTGCTCGGCTCGCTGTTCGGCGAGCCGCGCGAAGGGCTGCCGGATCTGATCTACCGGCGCTTTATCGGCGCGCGGCTGGTGATCCGCTTGTCGCAGGGCACGCCCGACACCGTGACCACCGTGGCGTCACGCCTGATCGGCGTGCCCGTCGAGTACCGCCCCGCCTATCCCGCCGGATACCGCCTGCAATATACGCTGCCCGTGCCGTTAGATCCAAACTTGCGCGCGCGTATCCTCGCGCGTATTATAGAGGCGACCCCCGCTGGGGTGGGCGTCGAGCTTATCGAGTCGACCACCCCCACCCCGTTCACCTTCGGCGTGTCGGGCTTGGGGTTTAACCAGGGCAACCTGACACAGGCGTACACCTAATGGCAACCAAGCCCGCAGATCCGATCGCATGGGCCGAGAGCGGCGTCGCGGTTGACCCCGCGTCCAAGCGCACCAACGGCTGGCTAGACAACGACACCCTGCCCGCCGCCAACGCGAACTACCTCTGGCGCGCCTTGGGGCGAGTGGGGGCCTTTGCCCTCGCGGCGTTCAACACCAACGGCTGGCTGACGCTGGACACGGTGCAGGGGCGGCTTGAGGTCACGAGCGACACAGGCGCGCTGCACCGCCTAGACCACCTGCCCACCACCAGCGCTGCGTGCGTGATCCGCGCGGGAGAGATCCACTCGCGGAGCGCGATGCGCGTCGGGGTGGTCACGGGGGCCGCCGACGAGGGAGCCGTGATCGAGCAGATCAGCGGGCTCGCCAACGCGAGGAGCGTGCAGGTGCGGGGCGAGGGCACCGTAGCGGGCGGCATGAATACAGGCGCGATCCTCGTGGGCCTTAATGACGCGCCGAACGCAGACTTCTTAACCATGCACCCCCGACCATCCAGCCT